CTAATAATACTCCTAAAAAATCACCACAAGTTTCAATTAAAGAACATATGATTTCTCCAATAAATTTAAATTCTTCACCTAAATTTCAATCAACTGGAGATCCTATTAAAGATATATTAAATGAAACGGCTAAATCCTTTGGTAATAGTGATTGGAAAAATTTTTCAAATCACACAACAGACTCACTAAATAACTTTAATCCAGGAGTTAATGTTAATACTGCTACAGAAGGTAGTAGTTTACCTGCAGGTGAAGTTAGTTTAGATCAAATAATGGGATTGATAAAATAATGGCTATAAGAATTCCAAATAAAAATCCTTTAGAAGTCCAAGCAAGAAATGGAATAGGAATAGCTTTACCATTAAATGGATCTGCAATATTTAAAACAACATATACTACTAAAGATACTATTAAAAATAATTTAATCAATTTTATTTTAACCAATCAAAATGAAAGAATATTTAATTTAAATTTTGGTGGTAATTTAAGAGCACAATTATTTAATCAACTTACTCAAGACAATGTGGATAATCTTTTATTAAATATATCTTCCCAAATATCATTATACTTTCCTCAAGTTAACATACTTGAACTCTTAGTAACCCCTATTCCAGATGCTAATCAATTAAAAATAAATTTAACGTATAGTGTAACAAATGGAGGAATAACAGATAATATTGAATTAACTTTTAGCTAATGGCAACAAATAAAGACATAAAATATCTAAATCGTGATTTTGCTAGTTTTAGGCAAAAATTAATAGACTATTCTAAAACATATTTTCCTACAACATATAATGATTTTACTCCTTCTTCCATAGGGATGATGTTTATGGAAATGTCTTCGTATGTAGGAGATGTTTTAAGTTTTTATCTTGATACTCAAATACAAGAAACTTTTATACAATATGCTAAACAAAAAGAAAATTTATTTAATTTAGCATATATGTTAGGTTATAAACCTAAAGTTACAACTGCCGCAACTGTAAATATAGATATTTATCAAATAGTACCTTCTATCCTTTCAGGAAGCCAATCAGTTCCTGATTTTGATTATGCTTTATATATAAATAAAAATGCATTAATTCAATCTAATTTAACTAATGGAGGTACATTTTTAATTGAAGATGATATAAATTTTACATATTCCTCATCATATGATCCTACAGAAATATCTGTATATCAAATAGTAGGAAATGAACCTAGTTATTTTCTTCTTAAAAAATCTAGAAAAGCAATATCTGCTAAAATAAATTCAACAAATGTTTCATTTAACGCTCCTGAACAATTTGCCACAATAGAAATAAATAGTTCTAATATAATAGGGATATTAGATATAATGGATAATAATGGAAACGAATGGTATGAAGTTCCATATTTAGCTCAAGAAACAATATTTAATTCTATAAAAAATATAAATGTAAATGATCCTAATTTCAGTATATATAATGATGTTCCTTATTTATTGAAATTAGAAAAAATACAAAGACGTTTTTCAACCAAATTTCTTAATGAAACCACACTTCAATTACAATTTGGATCAGGAGTATCCACAGATACAGATGAAGAAATAGTTCCTAATTCTAATAACATAGGAATAGGATTATCATTTGGACAAAATAAATTAACTACTGCTTATGCACCTTCAAATATATTATATACTGGTACTTATGGGATTGCTCCTTCAAATACTACATTAACTATAAGATATTTAATTGGAGGAGGAGTTAATTCAAATGTACCTTCTGAAACACTTACAACAGTACAATCCGCTGATATAAAATTTTTAAAATCAAATTTAAATAATATAACAGCTCAAACAGTATTTAATAGTATAGCAGTAACTAATCCTAAAGCAGCTTCAGGAGGAAAAGATGGAGACACTTTAGAAGAAATTAGACAAAACTCTTTAAATTCATTCCAATCTCAATTAAGAGCAGTTACTGTAGATGATTATACTATTAGAGCTTTAAGTATGCCATCAAAATATGGATGTATTTCTAAAATATACACAACACCTCAAAAATTAGAAGATTTAGAAATAGGAGAATCTCCATCAGTATTAAACATGTATGTACTAAGTTACAATACAGATAAAAAATTAAATTATGCTTCTGATGCTTTAAAACAGAATATATCTACATACTTATCCCAATACAGAATGATTAATGATTCTATTAAAATAAAAGATGCTTTTATAATTAATATAGGAGTAGAATTTGAAATAATAACCCTCCCAGATTATGTAAGTAATGAAGTTTTAATTTTATGTGTAGAAGCTTTAAAAAATTACTTTGATATAGATAAATGGCAAATAAATCAACCTATTTTATTAAGAAATTTATATGTTCTTTTAGACAGAATTGATGGTGTTCAAACTGTTAAAAGTATTAAAATAACTAATAAAAATGGGGTAATAAATGGGTATTCTCAATATTCATATGATATTGAAGGAGCAACATATAATAATGTTGTATATCCTAGTTTAGATCCATGTATATTTGAAGTTAGGTATCCTAACACAGATATAATAGGAAGAGTAACTAGTTTTTAATTTCTTTAATATTTATAACCAAAATAAAAAATGGCTGTTTACAAAATTTTTCCTTCTAAGGATGCCACTATATATTCAATAAGTCCTCTATCTAATTCTGGATTAGATGAAATTATAGAAACATCATTAAATCCTGAAGGAGATTTAACAAATACTGGCCCACAAGTAAGTAGAATATTAATACAATTTGATTCAACTGAAATAACAGATATTATTAATAATAAAATTTCTGGTTCTCAATGGAATTCAAATTTAAAATTATTTAAAGCTAATATAGAAGGTTTAAATAACACTACAATACTTTATATATACCCTATTTCAAATCCATGGGCAATGGGAACTGGAAAATTTTATGATTTACCTGTAATATCCAATGGATGTAGTTGGATATATACCCAAGCTTCTGGTTCTACTAAATGGGCTACTTCAAGTTTTGGAGCATATATAACAGCTTCATTCCCTTCTTCTAATCCTGGAGGGGGAAATTGGTATACTGGTTCTTCAAATCTATCTTTAAATATAGTTCAAACTCAAAGTTTTGATTATTATAGTGATTTGGATATCAATGTGAATGTTACAGATACTATTAAAGCATGGGTTAGTGGTACTTTTAATAATAATGGATTTTTAATAAAACAAGATAATTCATCTGAATTTAATTCAAATGAATATTATGATATACAAATGAAATACTATTCAAGAGATACTCATACTATATATCCTCCATTATTAGAATTTAAATGGGATGATTATTTATTCTCAACAGGTTCTTCATACTCTGAAATCAATACTTCAGAATTAGTATTTACCATTCCTAATAATAAACAAGAATATCCTAAAAACAATATTGAAAAATTTAGAATAAATATAAGACCTACATATCCTACTAGAGTATTTCAAACTTCATCTGTATATTTAAATAATTATTTTTTACCTACAAGTTCATATTATGCTATTAAAGATTTAGATACTAATGAATTTGTTGTAGATTTTGATACAACTTATACTAAAATAAGTACTGATTCTACATCAAATTATTTTAATTTATACATGAATGGATTACAAGAAGAAAGATATTATGAAATTTTAATAAAAACTGTTGTAGATGGTTCAACTATAATATTAAGTAATAATCAATATTTTAAAATTGTAAATGGATAATATTAATCTAAATAGATTAGTTTATGATAAAACTCAATTTGAGAATACTATTGATACTAAATTTTCTCAATTAGTTTCTCCACCTCCATTAGAAGAACCTTTACCTACTATAGAGGAATTTTTTTCATATTATAATAAATTATTCTTTAATATACCTCAGTTTGGGAATATAAATTCTCATGAATATCTTATTAAAACATCAACTGATTATATAAAACCTGAAGAAACAGATCCTATATATGAAGCATTGATAGCTGAAATAAATGATTTGAGAAGAGAATTATTATCTGCTAATGAAAGATTTAATACTTTGCAAAATAATTTAAGTAATTTACCATAAATAAATGGCTGAACCTATAATTACAAATATAAACCCTATAAAATTTTCATATCAAGAAATATCAAATAATGATACATCTTTAATAAAAAATTTTGATATATATTCTAATTTTGGAAACCCAAACACTTATTCAGAATTCCATATATATAATAATGAAATTTTAATCTTTTCAGATTTAAATTACACTCATTATTCTGTTATAAATAATCCTTCTCAAGCGGGTACTACTAATGATAGTATAAGTTCTATATCTGAAATAAGTGTAGATGTTGTTAAAGATTTAGAAAATGTCGGTATTTCTGAAGGAATAATAGAAACAGTTTATACATTTTTTAATAAAAAATTTGGTTCATCCCCATCAGATAAATTCTTTATAAAAGAAATTTCTTCAGATAGAACAGAATTAAAATTATATTCTAATACTATTTTATCTAATACCATAACTACAGATTATAATAATTATGCTTCCTTTAAAGCAAATAATCCTTATTTTACCGATTATAAATTAAATTTTGGAGATAATA